GCTTACAAGCGGACGAGGATAAGGCGTGTTTAGCAAGGTGGCCGTAGTAAAACGAATCCTCCTGCATCTTCTCTAAAATGGTAGCCCTATCCCAGGTGCTACCGTCTAATAGTTCAATTATTTTCATAGCATATTTGATAGGGAAATGTGAGAGTAAAGATTAATCAGTCGGTCGTGTGCTGCCACACTGCCATTGTTAAAGGCAATATCCATACGCATAGACTCGAAATTAATTGCCTTGTCCATTTCTTCTTGTGGAATGTCGCTCCCGTACTGCTTTACAAGCAAGTACATATATTCTACTGTTGTCATAATTAAAAGTTTAGATAGTTAAAATTTACCACGCAAGGTATTCGCATTGGGATTCCGCACGCAAGTACAAAGGCGCAAGACTAAAACCTTCTGGGAATTGTATTTCTCTTGGCTCTTGAATAAAGCCGCCATAGAACGCAAGCCCGTCGGGGCCTTGCTCGTAATCGCCGTCCAGTTCTAACCGCCAGTCGTAAAATTCTTCTACGTTCTTGAATCCTGCCCAAGCAGCAAACGCTTCGTAAAAAGCGATTATCGTATCGAAGTTATCCTCTGGGCCTACTCCCTGGTCTGCCGCAGATTCTACAAGGTCAATGTATGTTACTTGCATACCGCATAGATAAAAATCTGCGGAAGCAGAATTGCACAAAAGAAAAATGCCGTAACAATAGCCATCCACGCAAGCGGAACGGTTATGTTAATAATGAGGTCTTGGAGTTTGTTTTTCATAGGTGTTTTGTTTCAACAAACATATAAAAAAAAACAATACACCAAACATTAGGACAAAAAAAATAGAGCCGAAGCTCTACTTTCTTACAATGTTATTTTCTTAATAAAGGATTTTGTCCTTATCAGGATTGATAGCGGAGGTATCCATCCCTCTGCGTTATCGTCTCCCGTTGCGCTATTGCCTACGGATTTGTAGTTAGCATTCAGCAGGTGTTCAAGTAGCTTTGCAGTTCGGAATATATACGCAACATTCTCAACGTCCTTGACAATATAAACGTAGAAGTCTGAACGGCTGGCCATAATACCAGAATCCTCCTTTTTTGCACTGTTGCGGTATTCTATATAAAGGTTAGGGTTGTTCGGGGTTCCCCTCTTGCTCGCCCAGTAGTACGCCTTTTCGTCGTACTTAACCTCAAAGGTATAGGTCGGTTGGAAGCTCGTCTCCGGGTCAGGTTCCCGCTTGGTGGCCTTTAAGTCCCAATCGTAGAACTTGCGGGGTGGTGCCTCTTCAACATCGTATCCCCGGTTTTCAAGGAACGACTTCCAGAGGGACTCGCCGTACTTACCCGACTGATTCATAGGCAGTATAAACAGAGCGTAACTCCTCCACCCATTGCTTCCATAGTTTCGGGTTGCATCCGCAAGGCACGTGGTATTGGTGGTTAAATACCCGTGCGTGGATTGTTGCTATTTCTTTGCTTTGGTCGCCGGACAAGGTGTTTTTGTATTCCTTGTAAAATTCATTAAGCCATTTGTATTCCGGCTCCTCCAGGCATTTAGGATTCTTGCTCGGAAACAACCGGTTTAATTTTTCTTTACGTGCTTCGCAGCCGCAGTCAACCCCGGTTGCCTCGGCAAACCAATCGACTACCGCCTTGATTCCCGTGGCTTCGGTTATCTGCTCAATTCTATCCCCTAATCCCTTTGGCTTCCGCCCACGTTTGGTACTCGTTGTCGCAGCTGGTTTTAATTCGGTCTCTGCCATTTTTCAAAGTATTGTAAATTGAACGAAGTGAAATCTTTGTTGCCTCCGATAGTTTACGCAGTGATACGTCCCCATCGTGGTAAATAGTAAACAGTTTATTATCGTACCAATCCCATTTAGATACCTCGCCTTTAACAGCTTCCAGAAGTACGGTTAATGCCTGGTCGGACTCGATATTGTAAATTTCCTCCTTATCGTCGAACTCTTCTATTGATACGAATTTGATTCTTGCTCGGTTAGTCATTTCCCGTAGGTACATATTCCGCAGGGTAATATAAACGAAAAACGTGTTAACATCGTCGTCTCCGTATTCGAGCTTCTCTGGGTTGTCAACGTACTGGTGCAACCGTAGGTACATATCTTGCACAAGGTCGTGAGCATCGTCCCGGTCAAGACCGAACGACCTCGCCATACGCAGCCAATCGTCGTGCCGCTTTGCTAATCGGGGTAGGATTCCCATAATAATTCGACCAAGATAACACCAAGGCAAAACTCCAACGTATGTACGTCGCAATCCTCGTATTCCGTCTTGCTCCAGTTAGCTCCTAAAAGAAACCCGTACAACGGATAAAAGTTAACGCTAAATCCCATTAATAAATTCTTTAAGCGTTGCCAACTTAGATTCAAGCTCTTTCACTTGGTTAACTAACTTGCCATTCTGCTCAAGTAAATAATCATAATTAAGAACACTTGTAACTATTCTTTTCTTCTTTTCTTGCACTGGCTCCGGTAGCGTGCCTCGCATTTCGTTTGCTATTTTTAGCGAGGAGGCGTACAGCGGGTCTTTTGGGAAAACAATCTTTTCGTAATGGATAATCGTTGCGTGCGTCTTGCCCATTTGCCTGCCCAGTTCGTTTAATGTAAAGAAGGGTCGGAATGCTTGGACGTATGCTGCTCGGACTTTTACATTACTCCAGTCCCTTGCGCCGTTATCGGTATAACCGATATTTTGGCAAAATTTATTGTAGGTCATCGGGTGCCGATATATTGAGCGTTCCCTCTTTCTTTTTGGATAAGGATATGAAAGTAGGGAACCTCATACGCCTTTCCTCGCTCGTCCTCGATTAAATACCACGCATCCCATTGGTTCCAGCTTACGGGTCTCCAATAGTCCAATACTAAAAACTTTTTGGCGTTAATAGCAAACACTTCATTTACTGCAAAAGGAATGGGGATAGTCATAGCTCTAAGTTTTCTTTAATTTGTTCCAGCTCTTTTTTTAGGGCATCAATTTCAATTAACCTTTCCCGGTTCTGAATAAGCAATCGGGCGTTCTCCAGCCGGGCTTCTCCAATCCGCTTGTCAAGGTGGCGTTTCATATCTACCATTTCGTCAAGCATTTGCGTAGCACGCCACACGGATAGCATATTATCTACAATTTGCGGCTCTTTCGGGTTGGCCAAGGCCATTTCATTTAACCAACGGGTTACGTCGCTAATCCGTAAGATTCTATCCCGTACATAAATCTCCCAGGAATCTTGACTAAAATGGGTCATCGCTATAAATTATTGTTTGAATAGGTGCTTGAACGTCCAGCAAGTTAAGGTTATTATGGGTAAACCCGACATTGCCCTTCATAGAGCGAATCCGGATAGGGTCGGATAAAGGGGTAGGTCTGCCCCCAGTTTCCATTTCCTTTGTTTTTCGGCAGTGTATTTCAGTAAACACCCAGTCCGTTAAGTGCTGGGCGTAACGGTGAATAATTACTACCGAATCGGCACGGTTGCCCCACTTGCCTCCTCCTTCAATATCGGAAGTCATTGGCGGCGTAGGCAATCCGGCGTAAGGGTGGCCGTTTGGGTGCGTTCTACGCATTGCCTCCGTAACCGGGTGGGTATTTACGATTGTTGTAATTGAGTTCTTGTGGGCGAAGATTCTTACGGCAGAAGCTACCTCGTAATGGTATTCGTGCATCCCGGATTTGCCAAGTTTTCTTTGGTCTGTTACAAGCGAATTGTAAGGGTCAATTAGGCATCCGGTGTACTGCCATTCCTCGTGTATTTCCTCCATAATGCGAAGGAGGTCGAATGCGTTGTATAGATTGTTGCTATCAATGAAACGAAAATGCTCGTCAATGTAATCAAGGTGGCGGTACATCTTTGCCTCCGTTACGTTTTGTATTGGCTCGCAGGAAAGGAACTCAATAAGTTTACGCTTCAACGAGTGTACCTCGTTCTCGGAGGAATATACCAACCACTTTTTCTCAAAATTCATTGTTTGCATAAGCATTAAATAAATAAGCGTATGCGTTTTACCCACGTTGGCGTGGCCAGTTACAACTACAAACTCACCGTCCTTAAATCGTAGGAACTCGTCTATTGTTGGGTGGCCGAGCTTGCCCGTGTCATAGTATTTACCGCCTCTTGCTCTTTCAAGGAACGGCAGTACTTTATCGTTAGAAATTAAGTCAGGGTGTTTCATTTGACAAACGTAAACAAAAAATCAATACAAAAAACTTTAGGCAAAAAAAAGCCCCTCCGGAGAGGGGCAGAACCAGTCGCTTAATGAAACACCTAAAATGGACTGGTTTCTTCTACACGAGCAGCAAAGTGTTCTTGGTGCGTGGCTCCGTGCGTGCCGGACATCCAAGCGTTAAACTTCTCTGCCAACTCAAAAATTTTCTCTACTGGGATTGTAGAACCTTGCGATACATAAGCTGCTGACATTTCAACGGCTGACTTTAACGCAACTTGGCGAATAATAGAAATTGAACGGTCATCGTTTGCCTTCGGTGCTGAAGGTGTCCAAGCTGGGCGGTCTCCACGTTGAATCTTAACGGTTCCTTTTTCGTTCTTGGTGTACTCGACCTCATCGCCTACTTTGTAGGAAGGGTTCTCGCTCTTAGCAAATGCGGTTCCAAAGTCTCCGTTATCAAAACGCAGCTCTAACTTGTAGAACTCTTGCCATTGGCCGTTGGGGGTGATGCTTGTAATTTTAGGCATTGTGTAATTCGTTTAAGAGGGTTCTTTTTAATACTTCGTTTTCTGCTTCGAGAAATTCCATCCGTGATGCCATCGCCTCGACTCGATGTTGTAGAAACTCTACCATTTGTTGTGCCGACTCTTGCGACCAGTTCGTTCTTGTTCCGTAGTCCATTGGAATAGTTTTAGGTGTTAGACTGGACAAACATACGCAAAAAAATTAACATACAACACCTTTGCCAAAAAAAATTACTTGCCCGGTGTTTTTTTCTATTTCGTAATCTCGGCTAATAGTAACCTTAGTTACAAAGTTAGTATTATCGTCTTGTATACCTCCCCACTTGCGTAACGCATCCAGGGCAAACTTGATGGCCATAATACAGTTATCGTTATCGTACCCGTAGTTATGGCGTAGCGTAGCCGTAATGCTATGGAATCTTGTTTTGTCGTATGTTGCTAATTGAGCAAGAACCTCCTCGGTGAATTTATCCTTGGCCTTCTTGCGTACTATCCAATGCTTAGAAGCGTAGAACTGATTAAGGGACGGTACCTTGGAAAGTACAACCTTAATCTCTATATCCGCAACGGGCGGCAAAGGCGGGGTCGAGTTTATGGACTTCTTTAAGGAGAATTTGCTCCTGGGCTTTGGCGTAGGCACGGCCTTGGGCATCACAATTAGCGAAAAGATTCGCAACCTCCAATAGAATCAAATCTATCTGCCTCTTGACTTCTGGATTGTTGTAATACGGCATAGTCTTTAAGTTGTTGGAGTTCACGTTGTAAGTGGATAATTGCTTTATTAATATCTTGCTCCGCTGGGTTGCCGTCTTTCTTTCCGGCACGAAGTAGGTAGGCGATTGCTACACCCAAATTGTAATTGTTGTGGGCAAAGTCCTGTACCACGTCAAACGCCTCTATCCCCTTGAACTTACCAATGTAGTATTCAGGCGTCCCAATACAAGAAGATTTGATGGAATCCTTGGTGCTCATTTATTAAAGTTTTTCCTTCCTTGCTCCCAGGTGTTGTATTTTCTGAGGGCTGAGGATTCGTTTTCGCTTCTGGGGTAGTCGCAGAATCCGAAGTGGTTAAGGAATGCGTTGGTGTAGTCATTAGGAATTTGTTTTAATTCCATTGCAAGATGTTTCTTGCGTCGGTCGTTTCGTTCTGTTGCCATATTGCAAACCTAAAAAACAAAACGATAGGTCTAACCAATGTAAATAACTAAAAAGTTATTAACACTTGTCGGGCGTATGCGCCCAATGCTTATTTTTTACTACTTAGTTAAGTTAACTAACTATTTAACTAACTAAATAACTATATAACTTAAATAACTAACTAACTTAGTTAAGTAACTTAGTTAAAATTAAAAATAAAATAAAATTTGCGTTTAGACGCACTTTATTAGTCAAGGTATATCAATGTACCAATTTTGGTAGAAAGTGCGTTAGAACGCAAATAAAGTACCTCTATCGCCTTAATAACACTATTAGCAGCATACCAACTGCAAACAGCATCAGGTACTTTTCGTAATTCTGGCTTTTAGGAGCCGTTACAGAGGTCTTTATGTATTTAGTCACCTGCACGGTGTCTGGTAAGCACGTTGCTTTAACACGCACCGTATCAAAGTTCCTAACAATTTTTAGGCGTATGTTATCCTTGTGGACAACTACAGTGTCAATATCTTTTAGCGTGAGCGTATCCCAAAGGTTTCGCTCTTTAGTTACAATAGTGGTATCAAACTTCGTTTGCCAGACGTTTGCTCCTTTCTTTACGGCTTGACGCAAGTGCCATTCGGCAGAACAACTACCCAGAGCAAGACTCACAATCAGGATTATCAATAGAGCAAGCAGGGGGTGCGGGTACGTCTTCGAGTTCATTAAGCCAGCTTTCAAAGTTGGATATATTTGGTTTTCCCATTTTTCTTTATTGCTTTTAATACTTCTCCTTTGTTGTTGTTAACGTCATAGCTTACGTGAATCCACGCTGGTTGCTTGTCTGTACCAAACTCCCAAATGAGTTGCTTAAAATGCGTCTGCTTGCGTATAAACGCAAATACAGAGGCCATATCCTCGCATTGAATGTCCGCGGCCTTTCCTTTTAGGTGGTCGCTTGTTGCTGAACCACCAACAGCCGCATTCACCTTCTCGGAGCGGTAGCCGCTGGTGACTTCAATAGGCCCAAACTTGTCACGTGCTGGTTGCAGGACGTATTGCGCCAAGTATTTCAAATTGGTTATCGCTTCTTGGCTTGGCTTGTTCGGTAAACCTGTTGAGGTCTCGGTAAACTCGCTCAAACTGAAATTTTCAGATAGCTTCATTTTTGATAAATTTTATGCAGTAACTCTAACTGGTTCCGAGTTAACGTGTCTTATATGGCACCTTTTGGCGGCAAGTTGTCCCTTATGCGGGACTTTATCTTCCCTGCCCTCTGTACTTCTTACTCGTCACCCCTTTGTTCGGGCTTTTGGTGTGTCTTCCGAGTTTTGGTTTTGACTTCTTTTGGAACTTCGTTTCCTGCTGCTTCGCCATCTCTGCTCATCATTAATGCAAATCCACCCATCAGGAACGCACTAAACTCCGTTAGAGACGCTTTCTCGTACCAAACGAGTATTCCTCCAAACGAAATAAAGATAAGCCCTATAACGGTTGTCTTTGGGTTTCTAAAAATTCTATCTATCATTCTTAATATCCCGACTCCAACGCCATAAGGTGTAAACGAAGGAGGTTAGCATTACTACCATTCCTGCAATCTGGTGTACCTCGGCAATGGTTAGTCCTCCAACGGCCAAAGACCAACTTGTCGCTACTGCGCCCGTGCTATCGTTTTTCATTCCTCAATCGGTGCTGGGGGTTGGCAATAGGCGGCATCTGGGTTGGCAGCGCAGTATTCAGAAGCGTAAACTTCCTCCCATCCTGCAAAGATGTGAATGCCGCAAGGCGCAGGCCACACAACCGAATCAGCATAGGCGGCAAGCGGCTCGTTTTGCCATAAGATGTCAACGGCATAGTTGGGATTCTCGGCCACGCAGACCTGCTCTCCTTGCTCGTTTGTTTCCCATTGGGTGCAGATATGCCCCAACTCAACTACGGCCACTACAAGCTCTGTATTCCACGTTGTTTCCGTAATGCCATACAACGAGGTGGTTGTTGTTTCTATTGCTTTTTTGGCTGTTGCCCAGTCAGCAAACTCGTACTTCAAAAATTCCATATCAAATAAATAAATAATCCGCCTAATAGTGTTGCAATCAAATCCTTGTAGTCAAATCCTCCGTAGCGTATCTCGTCTATTAATTCCTTGCCTGCTGCTGCGACAAGCACGACCAGCATACTACCCGACAAAAGATAAAGTATTGCACCCCCTACGAAGTGCAGTACCTTATCGAATGAAGTCCAAGAACTCATAACGTGGTCAACTCTGCCAGTTGGGCGTTTGTTAAACGGGTCTTAAATAGGAGGGCTTGCGAGCATCTACCTACAAAGGGCTGCGAGCCAGATAGCGAATCAAATCCGAAGCGTGTTAAAGTTACAGTAAAAGTACTGGTGCTTGTGTTTACCAAGTTGCCGTTAACGTAAAGCACGGAGCTTCCACTTTTGTAGCCGATTGCTACCTTAATTCTTTGCCCTCTGTTATATGTTCCGCTACCAGTTAATCCCGTAGCCCCAAAAACTCGCAAGGTTCCAGAATCAATAGACCCGACCTCAAATCCAAAAATAATACGGTTAGCACTATTGGCTCCATCGCTAATTGAAATATAAGAGCCGTTAACAAATTCTTCGGGGTAAATTTCAGCAAAAACAGTCCCCTCCGTCTGCCCAATTAGCGAGCTGATACCCGTCTTTGAGGCAGCATCGGCCACACGGGTAACACTTGCGGAAAGCGTTGGAATGTAAGAGGTGGCGTAGCTTCCTGCTTCAAATTGGAAACCCCATAGGTAGATAGTTGTGGCAACACCATTGCGCACTACAAGCGTGGAGGCAGTGGTAGTGGCGTTTGCGGTAACTGTCCTTGTAAAACGCTGCCAAGTCGTAGTAATAGCAAGGTCGGTATCTACGCCAACACTTGAAAGCTTCACGTTATTTACCGCTGCGTCTGCACGGGCGTAAAACGAAATAGTGTACTGCGTGCCAACTGTTGTAGCTGTGGCCGAAGCTCTTTGAATGTTTGCGTTTGCGATTGCGCTAAATACAACTCTGTCCGCATCTTGGTAACCGCTGGGTGAAATAGTATTATTTGCCGTTACCGTGCTGTTTCCTTTGAACCAGTCCGCATTATCAAATTGCTCGCTGAATGTAATAAGGTTAGTCCGCTGTGGTTCCAGCAACAGGCGAGGACAACTGCTATTTGTGTAGTCAAGACGGGGTACGTTGCTCACTGGCCCAACTGATACGGCTGCGGTGGTGGTGGGTATGTAGTTTGTTGCAATGTCGCCCGCCTCAACTTGTGAGTTTTGAATTAAAACATTTCCAAGTGAAGGATTTGAACCATCCGATACATAAATCCGAAAATTATTTGTAGACGAAGAAGAAACCGTAATGCTACAACGATACCATCCATTCCCTATTGATTCAATTCGTGAACCTAAAGGTGCAGCAACAAACGCAGCCCCTACTACTCCAGTTGATAAGTTAAAATTAATACCCTGCGCCACGTGTACGGAATAAAGAATAATCCCGTTTTGAGTTCCTGCCTTTGCGTAAATCGAAAAAGTGGTAATTCCGCCTATGGCAACACCTTGAAATATAAACCCTCCAGAAAGTGTTGTTGTTAATCGCCACGCATTGTTTGTTCCATCGTAGCCCGCTTGTCCACTTGTCTCATTTGAGTCGGAGTTAACCCAAGTAGTGCTAAACGTATTGCTTTGCAGAATAAGGTTAGTCCGCACTTCCTCAATTAGGCCGTTTGGCGCAATACGGGTAGCACTTGAAGCACGGGTAAAAGTCAAATCGCCCGAGCCATCAGTCGGCTTCTCTGCGTAAATCTTGCTTGTCTTGTAGCCGCTTGGTATAACAACAAGCGAAGCATCGTCATAAAATGAACTCATCAGTTAAAGTTTAATTCGTCTATTGCATTCTCCAAACACTCAAAGCCCTCAACTCTACCGCTATCCGCAAGCACACGAACCTCGTATGCCTCTGCATAGGTATAGGCGTTATTAAAGCACGCAGGCACACCATCGAAGCCCAAGCTGCGGGTGTTGTAGTCCTCGTCTCCCCATTCAGTCGAGCAGTAGACCTGCCCCCATCCGATGTTATTTCCCATCTTTACTTAAGTAACTGCGTAGTTTATTTATATTCTCCTGTTTCGGCTTATAAGACCCACGAAGACGCTCGGTTGTCTCGGTCTGGGTAGATGTCCTCGTTGACGTTTTCATTGTATTCGGGAAATTCGGTTGAATGGAAGGCCATATAGTCGATAAAGCGTTGTGCGTAGTATTGTGCTATCGTCCGCTCCTTCTCAACTAAATAGTCGATTTCAATTTTTTCTGCGTTTGTTGAGTTCTCGCTTATGTGCTTAAATACCCCTCCGTTGGCAACGGTGTACGCTGCGAATGGCAGGTACTCGGTCATTGCGAAGTGAATTAGCATCGGCTGTATGTAGTCCACCACCAAAGCCAAGTAGTCGCCAGCCAAGGTGTCGTTTAGGATTTCGTTTGAAATCTTGTCGTACAGCTTGGTTCCCGTGTAGTTCTGGACGTGAATCTGTTGGGCAATCTTAATGAATTGCAGAAACTTGTCCGTATCTACGTTTCCCGAAATTGCCGTATTTCGTACAATATCTTCTCGTTTGATAAAAAGCGCAGTTGGCATTACTTTTTAGATTTTGGAAGGAATCCTTCGTTTGGCATATCGACAGGGCGGGTAGCAACCTTCTTGTCGTTCTTTGGTAGGTCGACTCCTGCTTTGCGGGCTTGGTTAACCGAAATGTCAGCATTCGGGTTTTTAGCGTCTGGCGTTACGCCTTCGGCCTTTGCCAAGTAGGTCTTACGCATCCAGAAGTGGTGGCAACGTGCGCCTCCTTTGTACAACCAGATGTCGTAGTTAGCAGCACCACGAGGGCCAAATCCAGCATTAACCTCCTGCTTGCCCATCCGCTCGATGTCCTCCTTGCGATAGACCTTTTTAGCAGCTACCATTTTTTTGCAGAAGTCTCGGCTGTTGCTCTTTGCGGAATTGGGAGCGTAGGCATAACGAATCTTGTACTTACGTCCATCCTTGCTTACTCCGTCCTGCTCGCTTTTGGCATTTGGGAATGCGTCTCCTGTTTTGGCTAATTTCAGCAGTGAATCTAAATACGCCTCTTGCTCATAGTCAACGGGCCGCTCGTCTACCAAGTCCCAGTTCTCCAAGTCCTCGTCCTCACCAAACTCGGCAAGGCGGTCGAATACCTCGTCAAGCTGGGCATCGGTAGCGTCAGAAGACAGACTAAAGCTGCTATCCTCGATTCCTGTCGATTCCTCTACAATGTCCGTAGGAGCAACGATTTCCTCCTTGAACTCCAACGGCTGCAAGGTCTTGAAATAGATGTTTAGAGACGCTTGGTTAAACGAAAGCACCTGCTCAATAGCATCCAAGATAATTTCCTGCAAAGGACGGATAACGATGTTATCAAACAGAATAGAAGCCGTTTTAAGCTCGTCTGCGTTGTTGCCTAACCCTGACTGGTCTTTGATACCTAAAAGCATCGGAGAAGTCACCCTATGGCCTACCATAATCTTTTGGGTGCATTCCGTAGACAGGAACTGGTACTGGTCGCTTGCGTCCGATAGTTGTACGGGTTCGATTGTTGCTGCGAGTTCCTTGTTGTCGTTAAACGCCAAGATAAACCGACCAGCATTCGAGCTACCAGAAAACTTGTCTGCAATCCTGCGCTCGATTAGCGTCTGGTCTTCTTCGGTTGGGATTCCGTTATTGAAGTTAACCAGCATCGAAGGCGCAAGGCCGTTCTTGATATTGTTAATATGGTAATTGGCAACTTCTTCTTCCAACTCGGCATACGGCAACGAACCTTGGTAGTCGGTAGGTGCGTAGTAATAATATCCTGCTTTGTAGGGCTTAATGTAAAGGATTTCAATTCCGTTATTTGACATTCCAAACGCATCAATGCGTACTGGTTCCTCCTTGCGTGCCTTTACGGCATCCCAGCTCTTTGCGTAGTAGTAAGCGGGAATATCGCCCTTCTCGTTAGCACGTTCGGCACGTAGCGTCTCAACGGGAATATGCTCGACCTTGACGATTTTAGAATGGTCTTGGTTATAGATAACCTGCATAGCTGCGTTACCCATCATCTTAAAATCAGAGCAAACACGCTTAACGCATTCCTTGCTAAACAAGGCCATCATCATAGCGTACTCGTCTGGCTTTCTGGATGCGTCTGTTGCTCCAAGGCCTTTGCCGTACACCATATCAATAATGCCATTGATAATAGCGTTATTGGTAGGGCTTCCGTTGTAGCGGTCGATTAAGTATTGGAAATAATTGTTATCGTCTCCGTACTCAATCCATTGCTTTCCACTAACCTCCTTTACCTGCGGCTTAACGTAGGAATTTAAGGCCATAAATCTTATGTTGCTCATATAATTACGAACGTATTATCTCCTGCGGTTTCTTGGTCGTACACCCCGGCATTCACGGTGAACTTCTCGAAATTGGTTTGGTCGGTGCAGAATACCCGGCCTCTGTATATCAAATTTACGCCACTAAACACCTCTAATAGGTAAAAGTTTGCCGCTTTCAAAGTCCAAGCAGCATTCAAGGTCATATACCCGTTTGCGCTTGTAGGTGCGATTGTTTGCGTCTGGGTGGTATTGGTAGATTCATTCGTTAACCGTGCCGATACAGAAGCAGGAAACGAGCGAGGAATGATTTGTAAATTCTGCGCTGTTGCGCTTGTAGTTAAAATGTTCATCCTCTAATTAACTCAAGTCGGACGTTTTGTTTTTCTTACAAACAAAAAAGCCACCCGAAGGTGGCCTTTCTGAAATTCAAGAATTAACTTAATAAATTTACGCCTTACCTTTTGGCAACATACGCAATGCTTCGGTTACGTTCTCAACGTTAACACGTAAATAATTATTTGACACAACATCCTTGTAGTTTGGTATTGTATTCGGGTCAACGCCTAAGTCTTTTGCCATTGTATCAACCTTTGCAACTGCGGAGTCAATAAATTTTTGATAAGACTTAAGATTGGCCAATTCAAACTCAAGCTTTTCACGAACTTTGGCTGCCTCGCCAGATGCAGCTCTAAATTTGTCAATCGCTTTTGCTGACATTGTTTCAAGTTTCTGGCCGTCTTGAATGAATTTGACTCCCTTCGCCAAGTCCTCAACTAAGCCAAGTTCAACCTTTACTGCCTTTGCCGCAAGGATATTGTAAATAGTTTGTTTTGTTTCCATTTGTCAAAGGTATATTAAAAATCTGTACCTACAACAATAGTAGAAATTCCAGCAGCAGCCAAAGTGCCGTCCAAGAAGTTAGCAGGAACCTGCTCTTGTCCGTTAAGCGTCAAAGTGTAACCACTCATATCGCCCATAGCAGCACCCGTTACAATCGTTCCTCCAGTTACTTCGCAACCGTGTTCCAAACCAGCAACAAAGAAATTATTGTTGCGGTCTTCAACGATTACAATTGGACGTCCATAGGCCATCAATTTGATTTCCTTGTTAGATTGCTTGCTCAATTTGTGCAAGGTCAAGTTCAAGGTTTGGTCGAAAAACGTGGTTCCGTTATCACGGCTTGAGGTTACGGCCTGCTCAAAAGAGGAGGTTCCTTTCAAGTCGTATTTGTAAGCGGTCAATCCGCTTCCCAGAACGTCAATAGCATCCGTGTTGGTTGCATCGTAAGTAACCGTCAAGTTTGCGTAGTTCAAAAAGTAAACTGCATTCAAACCACCTACAACGTCTTTGCAGGGTTCAATGCGGCCAAGGGATAATGCACAAGCCATTTTTATTTGTATTTAGTAAGTTAAAAAAGAAAGGGGTGGGGCGTCATTACACCACCACCCCTATCAGGATTTTTAAGAAAGATTAAGCTCCGTAGTAAACGATGTCGCTACCGATTCCGTACTGGATACCAGCGGACATACGCATAATCAAGCGGAAGTTTTGGCTTCCGTCGATATCCGCCATATCAATCAGGCGAACCTCGTTCTTGTCGCTCAACAAGCCAGTTCCAAAGAACAAGTTAGACTTCTGTGCAGCTACCATTTTGTTAGAAGACAAACCTTCGGCAAGAGCAACCTTGATACCATCAAAGTACAAGTCCTGAGAACCGTACCACATAGTACCTTTGTTGTCAACACCGTTAGCACCTACTCCAGCGGCAGCGAAGCCACCCAACGCACGTACATAGGCCTTAGCGACGTTCTGAGGAACGTAGATAGTCAAGTCCTGCTTGCCGTACAAAGTAGAAGGGATAGCGTCTACAACCTTACCCAATTCTGCGATTACGTTAGCAGAAGTTACGGTGGTAGCAGTTACGTCGATAACGTCACCGTCAGCGGCAAACAAAGTTTGGAAACCAGCGAACTGGCCAGCAGAAGCGTTAACGCCTGCCCAAATGTTTTGCTCGATACGAGCGGCAACTTTCTCAGCAGCGTAAGCAACGATAAAGTCAGTAAAAGAAGCGGGTACATTCTTGAAAGAAGAATAGCCCATCTCTACGGCCTGCCAGGTTTGTTCAAAATCTTTCTTGCACATTTGCAAGTTAACTTGGAACTCTTCCAAGGTCAAAACACGCTCGGTCAAGGTAACGGTAGACGTAGGGTCGAAGTCGCAAGTAGCGTCCTTCAAGATATCGTCCGTGCCAACCTTTTGGATAACGGATTTGTAGTAAACGTTGGGCATAATCTCAATGAGACCTTTGTCCAAGGTAGGTGCGCTCAAAAGAGCTGCGGCAACGTATTTACCGGCAAACTCGCCAGCATACGTTGTGGTAATTGAAGTAGTCGTGGGCATTTGTTATTGATTTTATTTGTTAAGACGTGCGAGAACTCGGTCGATAGAAGATTCCGGTGCGTTCTGTGCGAGGTTCACTCGTGCAGGAGCGGGGGCTGCTTCTGGGTTGTGGCGGATGGGCATAGCAGCAGGCATATCGCTTGACATTTCCTGCTTCTTTTTGTACGCTCCCATTTCCTCCTTTATTGCGGACATTTCTGCACGCATCTCCTCAAGGATAGGCATTACTACCTCCTTGATTTTGTCCTCCATAGTAGGTTCGGCAGCTGCTTCAACTTCGACCTCTACTTCCGGGGCTTCTTCTTCTGCTTCGGCTGCTGCTTCTTTGATTTCACCGATAACACCTTCTTCAACTACAACCAAGATGCGGCCATCTTCCATTTGATATTCACCGACTGGGACTGCGATTCTATCCTCCTCAGATACGATGAAAATGGGTTGGCCTGCCTCGAATGATTCAGCTTCCAAGACGGTGCCGTTATCGAGCTTGGCTTGCGCCAACTCAACACCGGAGGTCTCAACTGCGGACAGCTCGGCAAAGAATTTCTGGAAAATTTCTGTTGCTTTCATATGGGAAATAATTGATTAGTTATTGATTGTTACATTTTTATACCGGAACCTTCACGGTAACTCCTACGCCTTGTGCCTGGAGTGAACCATCGCAGCACTTCTTGGAATAGGTGTTATTCTTGCACAAGCAGCCACGCTTGTCTCCTTTGGGTGAGGAACGGCTTGGGGTCTTTTTCATTTCTTTGATTTTAGGTCTTCCTTGTGGTATAGGTATTCGCTATCTTCCGTATGGGTAGCTCCGGTCATTAGATTGCCCTCTGCGTCTTTGTGCGTTGGCCCCGTGTAGAGTTTACCGTCTGCGGTGTAATGCGGAACGCCAACCGCAAGATTCAGTTTACCTAATTCTTTAAGTTTGGCCTCTGCCCAACGCTTGGCGGCTAACCCGCCCCACAATAGGAACGATATAGTACCGCACGCCTGCATATCTGTTTCGTCGTAGTATGCTTCGGCTCTTGATAGGTACGAATACATACGGGTAATGGTCTCTACGCTGATAGGCCGTCCGTCTGCGAGCTGTTGCGCTCGAATCTTGCCTACTGCCGTGGCGCATTTATTTCCGCCTTTCTCGTTTAGCTCGATTCCTTTTTTAGCATTATTGCGTACCGCTTCTGGGTAGTCGGTGTATGATTCCATTTCTATGCGCTTCTTGCTCTTTAAGCGGCCATCCTTTTTAATCTTGGCAATAATGTTGGATAGCATAAACTCTGCTTCCTCCTCCTCGATTCTTTCAAGGTGGGATTCCATTTGCATCTTGTCAACGAAATAGCCCTCAATAGAAAAGCCCTTAACTCGTCCGGTCTTAACGTAGTTATTCCAGATATCGTCGTTGTTGACTTTCATTGAAACCATCCACGTACCTTCTGGTAATTCCATTCCGTAGATAGCCGTCTTGTCCTTTTTGGGGTCTTCTACAATCCAAGATTCTACCACCGACAAACCGCTTAATTCTGCAGCGTGTTCTAACGTGGTATTGCCTTGGTACCCACGCATCAAAAATAACTCCGACGCACGGCGTACCGTATCCTTAGAAAAGTACACGTAAAACTCCTCGCCGCCTTGGTTGCGGTAGATTGTTTTGTTTGGAATAAGGGCTGCGCCCATAAGGATACGCTTCTCCTCGTCCTGCGCTTTGAACTCTACCTCGTACTCTTTTGCAAGGGTAATAAAGTTCTCCTCAATCGCTGGGTGTTCAACGATAGAAATTGCATTAATGCCGTTTAGTCCTTCGGTTTCCTCAAGGACAAGTTCAATTACTTTTTTCATTATCCGAATGTTGCTGTTCTTGCTCTGCGTCTTGCCAACTGTTGTGCGTTTGTAACTTGACCCGCTACCACGTATGCTTGAATGGGTTGCTGATTGCGCCCGTTAATACTTGCGGCTAATTGGTTTACTCCACCTTGGCCTACTACGTTAAACTGCGGGGTCATAGAAGCCCCAGCGGAACCCATATCCGGTGCGCTCGTATCTGGAGTAGGTGATTCGGATGCGCTAAACTTTGTAGCTGCAATCTTTGCTACGTTGGCTGCGCCAATAACCCCGGCGGCTACGGCGTTGGCAACCCGTACCGGGAATGGTAATAAGCCATCGGCACCCTTTGCGCCTAACGCACCTACAACCGCCGTGTAAGTAGCCATAGTAGCGTCTGCAATTTGCAACGCCTTATTAAGTTGGAATGCCTTACGTTGACGTGCCTCGTTACCTCCTGCAAACAATTCAGAAATAGAAGTAAGAGCAGATATTGATTGTTGCGCTAAATTCATATAGGCATCGTTAACCATTTTGCGGTCTTCAATATCCTTTTGGTTTAGGTCTTTTTTAATCTTGGCCGTTTCAGCAGCGGAGTTCTGCTCAATTTCAGCACGCTGGTTAATCAGCTCGTTGTAACGTGCTGTACCCAAGGTTGTTGCTGCAAGCTCGTCCTCAATAGCGGCAAGCCGTGCCGTCTTTAAGATTTCAATGTTTTGCAGTTGGACGTTCAAACGCTCACGCTCTGAATTAAGCAATTCGGAATCAAGGTTTAATTGTGCTTCTAACCGGGCGATATACGCCTCCGTATTGGTACGCTCAATATCCTTTTCCTCACGGAGCAAGGAAATATAATTCATTTTCTGCTCGGAGCGTTGCCCTTCCAGACGTTCTTGCAAGTCGGTAAGTTCTAAGTTGGCCTGCGCTAATGCTACGGTATTCTCCGTGGTCTTATTAATGTTTTCTTGCGCTTGGGCAAAATCAATCTTCTTTTGTATCTGCTCGGCTTCTAACGTGTATTGAGTTTCTAAAATCTTGCCCAAGTTTTCGTTGGCCTTAATCCTATCCTCAATGGAGGCAAACTCATTATCCCTTTGTTGGCGTTGTATTTCGGCTAACCTCTGTTGCTCTAATTGAATCTTTTGACGGTTAACGTCCGCAAGGGCAGCCGCCTTTTCCATTTCGTTTAATTTCTCGCCTTCCTTGATTGCTTCCTTTACTCTTTTGGTTACACGCTCTGCGGCCTTGGCTACAATTTCCAGTCCACCTTCCTCAACGCCTACAATACCGTCAACAACCTCGCTAAACGCTTCCTTGGCCTGTTTAGCCGCACCCTTAAAGTCCCCCGTAAAGAAAGCAAGAGTTGCCTTACCCAGTGCACCCATTGCGTTAAGCAACTGCTTGTAATAGTTAATAACGTAATCCTTAATGATTGTTCCAAACTCCTTAATTGCCTTAACTGGGTCTTGGAAAATTGCATCAAGTGCCTTTTCTATTGCAGGGAACACGACCTCTATTAAGTCGCTAAATAAAACCTTAATGGTATTGATTGCGATATTGAAAAGGTCAACTACTTTTTGGTTGGAAGTAAACACCTCCATAATAACATCGCCTACAACCGCTACAACCGTTAAACTCTTAATGGTATTTGCGAGCTTTGTAATTGTACCAGTAGTTTTACCGGCTTGCTTCTCGACGTTCTTAACGCCCTTGGCCATTGAATCAAACCCCTGCTTGGATTCCGCTTTTACCTTATCAATAGAGCCAGCTAACTTGTCTACCGAAGCATTAAGTTTCTCCAGGGTTGTTTCTAACCCGGAAGCATCACCCTCGATTTTTACTGTTTCAACGACCGCCATTTTCGATACTTTGCGTTTTTAGCCCCTAACTTATACATCCCCTTTGCAATATCCACTTCCGGCGATACGCCAAAGTAATGCTCGCTATTTAGAAGTGCAATCAAATAACTCAAATAAGATTCCCTCATACATTGTTTAATAACTCGAACTCTGCTTTGCCCGTGGTAAGATTAATCTGCACGTTGTTGACTACCCACTTCTGCCCGTTCCAAAGTAACTTGTTTTTTAGGTCGAAGTTTAGAATCTTGCCCAAAGGCAATATAGCAGGAATACGCACCAATCTACGGGAAGGGTCGTACAAGTCCGTAATATAGTCTTGCCAATATACATTATATAGTGAATTATTTACTGATTGCAATAGGTACGGGTCTATATCAGCTCCGTAGTTTGTGGAGTAGGTTGTTGCTCCGTTTGTGAGGTTTGAAGATGCGTTGGCATACCAAATGGTATTTGTACTAACCGCTCCGTGACCCGTAATCGTTAACGATGCGTCAAGAAACGAAATAACATTAGCCGAGATGGAGTAAGTTTCTCTAGCGTAAAATATAAACGGCTGCCCAAGGTAGGTTTCCAGTTCTCGTGTTATTGCATATCCGGCAAGAATGTTAGTTAACGCTCCGCCGTCTTGGTCGGTTAATCGAGTAAATAGCATCTGGTCAAACTGCGGGTCTACCGTAAGCTCCTCGTCGGTATCGAACACGAACTCCGAGCGTAGGTCTCCATAACCAACATTGTTAGTTAAGCGATATTCCTCCCCGGTAATTGCACCAGTCTCATTGTATTGAAATTTAATCTGTTTGTAAAGTTGTGGACGCTCTACCTGGTTTTCTGTTATGTCAAAGTATTGGGATAAGTCAACATCTGAACCGGAAGCGTACCAATCATCAAGCGTTTGCAATAGAAAGTTAGTGCTGGTTATTGGAATAATTACCAGATTAAACATCTTGCAGAACGAGGCAAGAAAGTCGGTAACTTTCTGCTCTGGCATTAAAGAGGACATATCAACTATTCCCGCAATGTTTTGCGGAGGAGTGGCGTTCCAGGCATCAGCATAAATATCTTGCGGGCCGTACATCTGTGATACGATTATTTCTCGTACGTCTATTGATATGGTCTCGTTTGTTGATGGTTGGATGGCTACGTAAACAGAGGAACCATTGGTTACGGATATGTCGTTGAAAGTCCATTGCCCGTTTGCATCGTGAGTTTGTTGGGCAACAAGCACATCGTCTACAAAAATGCCTACGTTGTAATTAGCCGCATAAACTCCCATAGCTAAGTCAACAACAAACTGCCATACTTGTCCAGAGCCAGTTGCTCCTTGAGGTTCAAAAGTGCTATCGGTGTAATTCCACCAATCAACAGTAACCGCAGCATAGTTATCCGGGGCGAGTAACTTTGTCCAAGGCATACCGGTAGGTATATCCTTATACATATACCCCACATTCCGATGACACCACATAAACAACAAGTTGTATGCGTTAACCCCTGAAATACTAAGGTTTATTCCGTACTTAGCCATAATCGCATCAATTATTGCGCTAATGGTAATTGCGGGTTTCAAGTCGTAGTATTGAACTCCGTGGTTTTGGTTTTGACTATGCCAGTAAATATTGTTGGGGTCGTTATTGGTACTATCGCTTTCATAGAACCAAACGTCTTGCGGAGTAATCATTGGGTAAATTACCGGAGCCAGAGCATAAGACGTTAGGCCTGAGTAGATTGTTTCTTGGTCGTACGTGTGATTAAATGCTGATAAGTCAAGGTCGTATAAATAATCATCACCGAATAAGTCCGTAAGGTTTACCAGAAGTCCGTAGAACGTAATATCATAAGCGTAGGGAGCGTTTTGGCGCATCTGTACACCTTCCAGCTCAATAGACCCGTAACGGAATACCAGGCCGTTAATTTCAATATACCCTTCGGCACGCAATCGGTAATCAGCACCACCAACAATATCCGTGCGGTAGTAATGCTCAAAGATTGCGTTGTTACGTGGCGAAGCCGGAACGCTGAACCCCTGGGTGAAGTCGGTAAAGACCTTGGAAATATCTTGAATGTTTTGAACGGATAGGTTAATTACGATATCCTCATCACCGAACATATCAAGCTCTTGGTCTCCTACAAATATCGTTACCTTATTTTTCATCGAATGTTGTTCCTAATGTTCCAAGCGATTTCAAACGTCAAGGTGTAATTAATCATTTTAGCGTTTATCTCTTTTAGGTATTCAACACCTCCGTCGGTTGGGTTAGCCGTGAACTCCTGCCCATCGTAAAGAAGCGATACCTTCTCGCTCATAAGCAACTCACGGATAACATCGTCGTAATTCTCATCTACCCACCCGGTATTAACAGTAATGGTTTCTCGGCTGTTGACATCAAAGTTACGGTACTGCAACTGCTGCGTTACGTCGTAGGGACGTGGCAACTGCGGCATATAACTTTCCCGTGTGAACCCACCGCTTCGGGTGGATACCTTGAAGCACGTTAGGTAATCGCTTACTCCATATTGATTAATAAACGTAACCCGTACTGGGGTGTATTTAGGTTCGCATACTAACTCATAATTGTAGTCGGTAGCGTTTTCCTCGTAGCCAAGTTCCGCAAGTGCCGCACGTAGGCAAGCAAATCCCTCACACGTTCCACCATCCGCTTCTACCCGTGCTTTGTAGTTGACGGCTGCGCTATCGCTAATCAGGGAAATTGTGTAGTCCTCTGTTGGTTCAACACCCAAGAAAGAATCTACGCTATTCGGGCCAGCGGGAATATAGATAATCTTTTGCGTTGACTGCGTGCTTGTGTTTGCGAATCCTAATTCATCAGATAGCACGTAAAAATAGTCGGTTCCGTTTACGTTGTACAGAACGCCGTTAAGGTCGGTGTTGGTATCGTATAAGGCGGGTAGCGATTGGTCGTATCCTTCCATTACTTGAATGGTTCGGTTGGTGATTAACCCTGCCCCTGCAACTATACCTCCCGATTGCGTTGTAAACGGCAACCAGCCGTCCGAACACAGGAACGATTGATTGCTTTGGATTACACCGCTTGCGGGTGTTCCTGCGTTCACGTAGTTAGAAGCCAAGGTAAACTTACACCACACGTCCTCGGTTGTTGCGTTCTCCCAGTCGCTAATTGGGTCGTTCTTTAATACGGTTGTAATTTTCTCACGTATTAATTCGCTGATTTCAAACACAATAGGCGCATCACTAATCGAGGTCTTAAACAACGTGTAGTCCGCCGTCGGGCTTGATGCGCTGCTACCTTGGAAAATACGCAGCGTAAGCGTAGCGTCAACAAGGCCGTCGTTAACGGCTGTGCCTTTGGTTAGTGTGATAAAAATCGGAGACCTTGTAAATTGCAACGAGGTCGGAAAGGCGGCTATTGGTAATCCCATTATCTATTCTTTGGGTCTGTTGAAAGGAGTTGGAAGTCATCTGGGCCAAGGCCGAATGCACTAATTAACTCAGGTGGTAACTTTTGGAACTGCATTCGGAATGGTGTGGTAAAGAATTTAGAAGGTGAAATACCTTGACGGAATACAGATTCCCGAACTGCGTAAGGGTTAAGTCCCTTGGATTGCGCCCAGGCCTTAAAGTGCTTAACGGATGGTTTCTTACCTTCCTTAAACTTAAATCGGCTATTGGGCGCTTTCTGCTTCCAGATTTTCCCTTTGTTATTTCGTTTGTTGAAACTACTTGTTGACTTTCTTGTGCCCCCGGCACCTTTAACACCCTCGTCTTGAAAAGCACCGTAATCCTCCATATAGAAGTTTAGGTAAAATGAGTTTTTGGAAACCTTTAATTTGTAGGATAAAGAATTGTAAAGCGCCTTGTTGAAGTTCTTTTTTTTCTTCGTAAGGTTACTCCTCGCCTGCTGGATAACCCGCTTGGCGAACTTAGTTAGCGTTGCTTCTACTAATTCTTGACGGCTCATTTAGCAGATAGATATTTCCGTGTTCGGTACAATCAAGTCAAAGGTCAAGTTCCATCCGGTAAGCAAACTTTCAAAGCGTTCCGTAAACGGCTCACAAACTACGTCCCCCTCAATTTCGTATTTCTCCGTGTACAACGTACCCCGGCGTAATTGGGATTGCAATCCGTTTAAGATAGCAAGGGTGGTATTCAAAATATCCTGTTGGTTATCCACGCCAAAGAACGGCTCGTTCTGGTCTCTTATATCCTGCTTGGTTTCGTCTACAATATCCATACACAACACCGATACGTTGAATCGTATTACGTGGTCTGCGAATGTTGCCTGATTAACCATAATATGGGCAAGCGGGAATATCGTTTGCTTATTTAAGTCAACGTCGAATATATCCCCAAAGGTTACAACCTTCACAAGTGGATGCGAGGATAGGTATTCGTTTATCTTTTCGGTGGCAAGGTAAAAACTTCTCATTTTTTTATCATTGATATTTCAACATCGTTTTTCTCTTTCTCAAAGGTTATGTACGTCAATGCCTGGTTTATTGGTAGTTGAGTAACGTCTCCAAATTTGAGGACATCTCCTTGAGCAAGCGCATAGATTGATTGATACCATCCCCATCGTTGCCCGAACTGGGCTTCTCTTGTATATGGGTTTTCATCTCTTGCTCCAAAGAGCGAAGGGTATGCGCTGCCAATACGTTCCCTAAACGCCAAAAAAAAACCAGCGCACCAAGCACTACCGAGGCGGGCATCTGCTTCATTATTTCGTCTCGCTCATCTGTTGCTGCGTACTTCTCAATATCGTACCGTTCGCCTTTCTCCTTAACTACCGGGCGGTACAGAACCGCCATTGCACGGTGCATTGTTGCCCAGTCAGATAGGTAGGAATCAAGGTCTACAAACTCACCCAAAGAAATTTCATTAAGTGCCGGAATAAATCCGTATTTAACTTCGTTGAGTTCAAAGAATTTAGTTAATCCGGGCTTCTCGGATAGGGTCTTTGCTAACCGTTCTAATACACTTACCGCATCCACCAAGCGGACATTCGGCAGCTCTGAAAATGGAACTCCGCAAAAGATTTCAAGCATCTTCATTTGCTTGAACTCACCCTCTCCCTCAATACGAGCGAATCGCTGGTACTGTTCGAGCGTGATTTCGTCTAACGAGGTTGGTACTACTAATTTAAGTTCCATAGATAAATAACTCAACGGATAGAATACCTACCGTAGTTAGGTTTAGAAAGTTTGTTATACACAGCGTAACGCACGGCATCAAGGGCGTGGTCAAAGGCACTAATTGGCTTGTTCAGCAGGTTTCCGTTTTTGTCTTCGACCCATTTGTAGTTCTGTAATTCTTTAATTAGATTGCTGCTTCGTGAGGTGGCAAATATCTTATGCCGCTTGAGAATATCAATACCCGCATTAATAGAATCCTGCCCCTTGGCCGTGGGTTTAATGTTCCAGCCGAATCGGTGCAGTTCCTCGATTGATTTTGGTTCGGCACTATCCGCAAAAACTTCGTCCCTCCTGTCAAGTCCTAACGATTGTAGGTGGTTGTGCAGGTCTCGGTTTGTCATCCCAGTACGGTAGAGCAACTCGTCCAAGTAAAGGTTTTCGCCGTGCTGGTACACTGCCACGAGTGCGCTGGGGTCATTGGTATAACCAAAGTCAAGTCCATAGGATATTAGTTTTGCTTCTTGTGGTATTTCGGACGTTCCGAATTGAAAGATTGTTGCCCGGCTCATTCCACGCTCACCGAGGCCATAGATACGCCAATAGTCTTCGTCGGTGTATTGCAACCGTTCAATTTCGTTAACGATATTCTTATCAAGGAACGGGTTATCCTTGTAAGTGGATTGAATGTACGTTACATCGTCACGGGTAAGCAAGCGGTCATAAATCCAATGGAAGGATTCTGATGGGTTGTAGTCGAGCCATATCTTCCCGGTAGTACGAACCAAGAGCTGAAAGAAGTCCTCCCAGGTTAGTTCGTTTGCCTCGTTGCAGAATAGGTAATCACGCCTCGCTCCACGTTTCTTTTGTGGTTGGTCAAGGGACAAGAACTCAAATAGGTTTCCGTTTAGGGTGTAGGTAAGGTCTGATTTGTTGTGGTGCTTTTCGTCGTACAACTCCATCGCCTTTACGATTTCCATAAAGTCCCGGTAAGCGGTCATTTTAAGAGACGGAAGCGACTTACGGACAATAGATATAACCTTACCTCGTTCTTGCATTGCTACGATAACGAGCATCTGCAATATAGAATAGGTTTTACCCGAACGGCTACCGCCTTGGTTTACGACAATACGAGTAGGCGCAGTATAGTTGCGCTCAAACAACTCACTTGTCTTAATTTCCAGAACGGACAATCTCTACCTTAATTGAAGTTAATTCTTCGCTGACTTCGTGTGAGTTCTCTACCCGTGCGAGCTTTGGCGTTGTGTACTCTGCCATCTTGTTAAGAATATCGAGTGCTGCCTTTGGGTCTTCTGCTGCTACGTCAGAAAGCCAGATAGTCATATTCTCCAAGTTATCCTCAATAAGCTTTTGGAATGCTTCCCGAATCTTGGTCGTTGACTTGTTGAGTGCGCCTGTTGGCCGCCCAGCGGGGTTCAAAGGCGGGCCACCCTTAACAAGGTTTGGATTTCCTTTAGGCATATTTCATTTTATTACTTTAATAATTAACTCAACTTCTGCAAACGCTCCAAACGCAAGTCATTAAAGTCGTGGATATTAAAATTGGTGGTCATATCCTCGTGAAGGGCTAAGGCAATATCCCCAGCTTTGTTTGGGTTTTCGTGTAAGTATTTAATTGCCTTGTTCCAATCCCCGTTATGCTTTACGGCTATACAGTTCTTTTGTGTTAGGTGTTTTGCGTATGGTGCAACGTCACTTACAATTAACGCACAACCAGCGAACCCTGCTTCTACCATCTTCAAATTAGATTTGCATCGGTTAAACTCACTTGGGAAAAGTGGGGCCAGGGCAACGTCAAACGCTTGGTATAGTTTTCCGTATTCGTTTGGTGGTTGTGTTTCTAATGCGAATCTTGCTTTTGCAGCTTGTGGGTATCCACCAATATCAGCAACATAGGATTGATATGGTGAAAGGTCAATCTTGTTTTTCACAAGGTCTGGGAGGTGGGATATTCCAGCCACGTAACCGAACCGTACCTCGTCTGCCTCTTTACGGGTGATTTGCCATTGCGGGTCGGAAGGGTCTAATCCGTTTGGAATAATATGTACGTTTCTATTTACCTTCTTAATCTTATCAGCCAGGTACTTTTGGGTAGTCCATACCTCGTCCGCAAAGTACATAGAGTTTACAATCCTTCCAGATAGGTTTGCTTTATCGTATGTTGGTTTGCTTGGGTGGTCTAACGCTAAGTGCCACCAATCGTCGTTATCAATAATTACCTTTTTGCCCATTGCTTTACAGATAGCAAAGAAGTTAGCAAAGGATTCTCCGGTAAACGGCAAGGCACGTGAAAAGATAACGTGCGTAACCCCTTCCCAGTCTCCCTCTGGAATTGGATGCTTGTAATTGATTATCTGGAAATCTAAAAGCCCTTTCTCCTTAAGTAGAGTGAAGGGCTTATAAATACGGTGGTACACCACCCCGGAATCCGGGTCTCCAATGCAGAGTATCTTCATTTTTGGAATATAAAAACATCGTCTATTACGGTGAATCCGTTTAGCATCTCGTTTACAGCTTGGATAACACCCGGCCAGTTTTCGTGATAATCGTCTCCTGCTAAATAGCCACCCTTCTTAACCTTTGGGAGCCATAAGGCAATATCTTCCTTTACAGCTTGGTAAGTGTGAGTTAGGTCAATAAACACAACGTCTAATGATTCCTTTTTGAATTTACGTGCTGCGGCCTTAGAAGTTGCTTTAATTGCTTTGTATTTACGTTCGCCCATATTATCTACAAACAGCTCGTATATATCTTTCTCAGTAGCCAGTTTATGCGTTGTGGTTAATTCGTTTGGTGAACCTTCCCACGTATCAATAATTACTATTTGTTTATCGGCTGTTGCTTTATCGCATAGATACGAGGAGGACTTACCCAGCCAAGCCCCAAGCTCTACGAAGGTACCCTCAGGGGGAACTTTGTCTAATAAGAAATCGTAAGCGTTTTGGTGATTGAACCACCCATCTATCTCGTTGGTTTGCTTCATCGCAAATAATTGTAGTAACAAAGATAGGCATCGAGCGTGTTTACATTCCACTTTGCCATCTGTTGAGCAAATAGACCGTCTGCTTCGTATTCGGTTCCGAATCTTACTTCTCCAATAGCATCGCACCGAACCATAAACGAGGCAGTATCGATTGTGCCTACCCTTGGCTCTTTGGTCGGGTGCAATCTTGGGTGGCCATTCTTAAATACTTGCCCCCAGGTAATAAGCGGGTAGAACTCGTTTTTAACGGCCTCAAACCAATCCGGGTGAATTATATTGTCATCGTCAAGAAAGTATATGTAATCGCCTCTTTTGGCCTTTAACGCCAATATAAACTCCATACCTATATTACGAAGTGCGTTTCCCCAGTTGCCCCCTGCGTTTGGGCGTAGGTAGGTTATTCCGTTTGGGAACTCGCCTGTTGCTTTCTCGTCAACCACCACCGTCCAACTGCAATCTTCCGGTATGGTTTGTTTGATTGTTGATAGGTTCTCCGGGCGGGAGCAAGGGGTGATAATATGAATCATTTGTTGAGCTTTTTTAGGTGGACGGCTTTTAGGAAGTCCTTGGATAGTTCAACGCCAAAGTCGGCTTCGTGATGGCACTCCCGGCATAACGCCATTAAGTTCTCCGGGGTATCCATAAGTTTACTGCCGCCCATACCACGGGGTTCGATATGGTGAATGTCAACGGCTCGCCTGTTGCACACCTCGCAAGGGATAAATTCAACGGGTGATAACCCCATTGCTTTTAGATAGACTTTAGTGTGGTTTTTCATACTTGTTTGACTTCTTTATATTATCGGCTGCCCACAGAGGTTGAAGGTTGGTGTAGTGGTTTAATTCCATTACCTGTTGCTCGATTGTTGCTAACGAAAGTGGTTTAATGTGGTCAACGTGCCATTGCCCATAATTCTCCCAAGTCATACCTTCTTGGAATTTTGATTCCATATACGACTTAAAGCCAGCTAAGTTAAGGCCAAGCATTTCTTTTGTTCTGATTGTTTTGTTTACTCCGATTGCTCTGCAGTATGAACCAATACGAGTACGCAAATTAGAAATCAACCTAAATATATGGTCTGATTTTCTGCGGTTAGCTTGATATTGTTTAAAGTATGTAGCATTTATTTGTCTGCGTTTTTTATTCTTTTCTTTTACCTTATCTGGATTTGCTTGACTCCATTTTTTCCTATACTGTTTACTTTTCTCAACATTGTTTTGCCGCCATTCTTTGTCATACTGTGCTTTCTTATGAGAATTTTCTTGACGCCATTTCTTATCACGGCTCTTTATTTTATCAACATTCTCTTTATTGTATTTTTTGATACACTCTCTGCAGTGATACTGCAGGCCGTCTTTTGTTGTTTTATTTCGAGAGAAGTCATCACACGACTTCTCAACCTTGCACTTACTGCAAACCTTAGTAGTGGTCTCCATTGTTACCACTCTGCCCAACGATATTCATTCTGCGGTTTAAGGCATCTTCTTCCTCACGCCAAGAAGCAATCTTTTCTGCCGTGTTATTTCGCTCTACAAACCTAACCCACATCTTCGCCGCTACTGCGCTGCGTTGTGGCTTGAAAGGATAGACGCCTCTTAGCCGAGCCATTGCTATCCGCATAAATTGGTCTTTCATTCTATTGTCAGATTATTGGCATTAAGTAGAGAATGCAAATCTTTGCGTATCGTATCGTAGCATTTGTACTGTGCATCTGGAAGCTCCCCGTATTTTAAGTTAGCTCGTAGGTTTTGGTCTAACTGCCAAAGGACGTGTTTAAACATTCCTCCGTTTGCGGCTTCCATAAACTCTGTTTCTTCGTCGGGGAGCGTGAACTCCAATACGGCTTTCATAAGGCAAAGAATAGTTTACCTACCATTGCAGCAACACCACCCGCCAAAGTGTACACAACGTCCCAGATGCTATCGTCGTAATCCCTACGTCCCTCAAATAGGATTCCCTTTAATTCTTTGGCGAATGCTGCTGCGATAAGAATCGGCCAACTACCCGTAACGGCAAGGATTGCCATCCCCGCCCAGAAGTGTGCGATATGGTCTATTTTCATTTCTCGTTTTTGTACTCATTATCAAAAGCATCTGAAATCTGGCGAAGTGTCAAGTCCCCGTATTTGTATGCGAAGTCAACCATTCGGTCTTTTTCCTCTTGCTCAAATGTCGCAACCTCTTTTGCTGCCATCATCAATGCCTCGCATTGTGGGGTGTGTTTAGACCATTCTCCAGCTAATTCGT